TCTCCTCGCGGTCCACCTGCTGGCGGATCCACCAGCAGTCCGCCGCCACGAGCGCGTACGTGCCCGCCTGCGCCCAGTCGTCGGGCCCGTCGGCGCGATAGAGCACCTTGACCTTGCCGACGTCGTCCTGCTCGATGGAGCGAACGTTGGCGCACATCTGCTGAACGAAGTCGCTCGGGAGATCCTGCGGCAGGTACTCGCGCTGAGCCCGGATGCGTTCCTGTAGCGCGTCGATGGCCTCGGTCCGGCGCACGCTGGCGCGGCGCTGCATGTTGTCGACTGCGAGAACGTCCTTCTGCTGCTCGCTGGAATAGCTCACGATATAGACGCGACCGGCGAAGCGGTTCGCGAAAGCGCGCGCGAGGCGACCTTCGGGCAGGTGGTCGATGGCGGCCATGACCACCCGGTAGCGGTCCATCAGCTTGGCCAGCTCATCGAAGCTCTCGACCAGCCCGAGGTACAGGCAGCGGCCTTGGGTGTCCGACATCTGCTCGCTGATCCAGACGTTGAGCGCGCGAACGGATGCGACGTCGACGCCCATCATCACCGGGTTGACGTTCGCGTAGCTGTCTGGCTGCACGTAGTCGCGTTGGGCGGCGGCGATCATCGCAGCGGTCAGGCGGGCGCCCTCGGCCTCCCACGGCTCGCCAAGGTCGCGGTTGTAGAAGATCTGGCGCTTGTAGGCGACCTGCTCGCGGCTGGCCTCGATCAGCTTGGGGATGATCCCGGGCTCGGGCAGCAGGAGCTTGGTGACGTGGTAGCCGCGGCGAGTGCGGCTCGGGTGCGTCGCGACCCACTCGCCGGTCGCCACGTCGAGCGGCCCGTTGCGGCACGACCGGCAGACGCGGATGCCGCGCTCCATGTCCACGTTCTCGGCCCAGGTGACCTTCTGCCATTCGCCGCAGTGGTCGCACTTGACCATCCATTCGCGCTGGTCGGTCTTGCCGTACTCCTTGTGGATGCCGTGCTCGCTGATGGTGGGGAAGCCGACGCGACGGATCAGCCCGAGCGAGTCCTGCCCGCCGACGCGGCGCTCGGCGATCGGAATGTGCGCCTGGACCAGGAGGTCGTGCTCGTCCAGGCAGAGCGCATCAGCGTCGATGGACTCCAGACCGGCCTCGGCCTCGGAGCCGCGGAAGTAGCAGATGCCGAGCCCTACGCTCTTGAGCGTCTTGTTCATGACGCTGGCGGGCGGCACACGAGTCCTCAGGTACTCACCCAAGATAAGCGGCTTGATCCGGCCGTCGGAGAAGTCCAGGAGCTGGCGCTCGCGGGGGAAGATGTAGAGCACGCGGGCAGCGTGCATGTCGGCCCAGCACAGGGCCCAGCGCACCAGCCAGGCGGACATCCCGAGCTGCGTGGCCTTCATGACCACGACCTCCTTGTCGTCGAATCCCTGCTTGTACAGCTCGCGCTGGAACGGCCAGCGCTCGAAGTTGAGTGGGCCCTTGGACTCGGGAACCTTGAGCGCCCATTGAAGGAAGCTCGTGCGCCGCTGCTCCTGCGCCTCCAGGTCGGATTCAAGCGCGGTGATCAGCGCGTCGGTGGCGCTCATCCCGAACGTCGCCCGGGGGTCAAGCTTCAGCGGCATGGCCCAAGGCCTCCAGGTGAGCGATGCAGTATGGCTCGCGCGGCTCGGCGAACTCCGGGCAGCCGGGCATGTCGCACTGCTTACGCGCCGGTCGTGGACGGCGACGTTCGGCGGCACGAGCGCGTGCGTGAGAGCCCGCCTCGATCTCCTCTCGGAAGGACGCCAGGAGGTCGCGGTGGTACGCGCAGAAGCGCGAGCCCTCAGCCCGATCCGTTGGACAGTTGCGGCTGCTGCAACGCATCGGCTTTCAGGGTTTCGAGAATCGCGCGCTTCATTTCCGGCGACGCCCCCTGGTCGGTCAGGACGGTCACGAGCTTCAGCGCCAGACTCTGAACGTCAAGTTCCAGCCGCAGGGTGCCGAGGTCGTGGGGCAGGATGCCGGTCGCCTGCATCAGCTCGGCGGTTCGGGTCAGGGCATTGAGCTGGGCGTTGATCGCGGCGATCTTGACCGTGTCGGCGCTCGACTCGTCGGCGACCTCCGCGAGCTGCTCGGTCCAGGACTCCAGGCGGTCGAGCATCGAGTGGACGATCTGGATCGGGTCGCGGCCCTGGTAGGTGGACTGGTTCTGCTCGCGCCACTCGCGGTAGATCGTCTGGCACCAGTCCTGCGTCAGCCCGTACTTCTCGGACAGGTACGGCCAACTTTGGCCGCGCAGCCGGTCACGGATCAGCTCGGCGTCGCGCTCCTTGCGTTCCTCGTCGGTGAGGCCCGGCTTGCGCCCGTGCTTGCGCGCCTGACGCTCGGTCATGTCCTCTATCGAGTGCTCGTCGCCCTCCACGGCGACAGCGTATCGCCAGGCCGCTGTAAGAAAACAGGCGACTTCGTCGGAAGTGTTGTCAGAAGGTCGATGCCGCGCACGACTACTAGGACAACCCGACCGAGAGGATCCAACATGCTCCCCGAGCAACCCACCCAGCCCACCATCCTGCTCATGCTGTCCTACGACCAGGCGACCGCAATCCGCGACGCCGTGACATGCCTCGGCCTGGCCGTGGACGGCGAGCTTGACGCGATCCGCGAGACGTACGCCAAGTCAGACGGCCCGGACATGGGCGCGGCCAACCAGTGGGCCGACGATCAGGTGGCGCTGGCCTACGAGGTCCACCACATGATCGACCAGCAGCAGGCGCCCTACATCAAGCGGTTCAGCCGCTGGTGGCGACAGGTGCGCCACCACTACGCGAGCTAGCCGTGCCGAGTCGCGAGGAACTCCTGGCGCTTGGCGTCGCGCTCGCGCTCGCGCTTGCGGCTCTCGTCGGTCAGGTCGACGCCGAGTCCGCACCGGCGGCACAGGCCGCGCGGCGCGTCGTGGCCATGCTGTTCGCAGACGAGCGCCGCCGCCTGCGCCAGCGGCATACCGCTCTCGCGCATCGCCAGGTAGTGGCTGAGCGCCAGGTACTGGTCAGTGGCGAGTTCGTCGTAGCCCCGGAAGTCCGCGATCTTCGCTCGCATCTCGGCCTGGTAGTCACGCGGCCCCTCCGAGCCCTCGCTCTCTACACCCTCGGGTGACTCAGGCTCGCTCCGCACAGAGAGCACTCCTTCAGCTCGCGCCCGCGCGGGTCGTACAGGGCGTGGACGAGCCCACAGTCGGGGCAGTTGGTGAACAGGTAGCCCGCGAAGTCGTAGCCAGGGCAGCCGCCATGCGGGTCGTAGCGGCGGTAGAGCAGTCGCCCGGCGCCGGGCTCACGGAACACGCGCGGCCGGTTGAGCCGCTCGGGCGATCCCTCGATCCAGAGCCATCGGGCATCCGTGGGGGCCAGGATCGTGCCTCCGCACCATGGTCCACCACGTAGCTCTGCTCCTAGAACGGCTCGACGACCTCGACCTTCATCTTCGTGGTGACTTCCTTGCGCGTCCTGACGGCCTCGGCCCAGTTGCGAGTCGGGACGGGACGCCAGATGCCCTCGCGGTCACCGGCGACCTCCAGGGCCGCGTCGGCCCGGACCGTACCGGAAGCAGTCCCGGCCTCGACCCACGCGACGACCGCCTCGTCGCCGCCGTTGGGATCCTTCAGCTCTCGCTGTTCCAGCACGATGTACTCGGTTGCCTGGGTCGTCCGCTCTTTGGCTACGGCCATGGTTGTCCTCCTCGGGTCGGGATGCCCCGCAAGACTAGGGCTCCCGGCGGATGAAGTTCTACTCTGCTGCGACCCTGCGCAGGTTGCGACGGTTCGCTTCGACCCAGTCGCGCATCTTGAGGATGTCCCTGCGATACCAGACCGGCGTCGCTTGCAGCACTGCGGCGGTCGGCGGCATGACGCCCCGTTTGATCCACCGCCCGATCCGTGGGCGTTCGACGCCGAGCATGTCTGCCGCCTCGGCTGTCCCGACGATTTCGAGTTGCTTGACTGGCCTCCACCTCGGAAGTGCTACCTGCCCATCACTCGCTGCGCTCATGGTTCAACCTCAGTCATTTAGGCCGAGAGTAGCACACGGCGTGCGTTATGCACAGTCCGCGCGGAGCTTCGCGATGACCTCATCGAACGTCTCGTGCAGCTCGATGCTCGGGTCGGGCTCTAGCTCGTCCGGCGCCATCTGCCCGTTCAGGAGCCGCAGCCGGATCCCGATGTTGTCCGGGCCATA